ATGGCCAGCGACGTGGGCGTCGTCAGTGCCGTTGATGCCGCCACGGGCGAGCGCGTCTGGCAGCAGCGCCTCGACGGCGTGTTCTCGGCGTCGCCCGTCGCGGCTGAACCTTGCAGAGCCAGAGATCCCCGATCCGGACGATCTGACTCCGCCGGCTGGGCTGACTGGGGGCGGGTTGGCGGAATGGACCCGGCTGGCGTCGATGTTGGTGGAGTGCGGCGTGCTGACCGGGGCGGACCTGCGGGCGTTCGGGGACTACTGCCGCGTGCTCACGGACACGGAGCTGTACGAGGCGCAGGCAAAAGAGGCCGGTCCGGAACTGGCGATCGCGAAGGGCTACCAGGGCATGGTGATCAAGCTCCGGGCGCAGGCGAATCAGTTACGGGTGCAATTAGGGCTGACGCCGTCTGCGCGTTCGACGGTCAAGGCGGTCAAGAAGGGCGCGAAGGCCGAAAGCCCAGGCGCGAGATACCTGAATGCGCTCCAAGGCGGCAAAGCGTAAGGGCGGCGGTGGGTCGGCCGTGCTCGAGCGCCCGTGGTGGGGCGACGATGATCGCGCTGCGCCTGCACGGTTCCGCGGTGTGGCGCTGGACATTCCGTGCGAGTGGGACGAGGCGGCCGAGCGATGGGTGACACTCGACGGTTTGCACTACTTCGACATGCCGGCGGCGGACTTTGCGGCGGACTTTTTCCCGACGTGCCTGCGGCATCACATTGGGAACGATTGGGACGGGAAGCCGTTCAACCTGTTGCCGTACCAGGCGCTCATCGTGCGGGCGCTGTTCGGGTGGAAGCGGGTCGCGGATGGACTGCGGCGGTTTCGCAAGGTGTTTTTGGCGGTGCCGAAGGGCAGCGGAAAAAGCCCCTTCGGATCGGGCATCGGGCTCTACCTGGCGTTCTTTGACGGCGAGGCCGGGTCGGAGGTGTACGCGGTCGCGGCGGATCGGAAACAGGCCGGGATCGTGTTCGACTCGGCGAAAGTGATGGTCGCTCGTAATACCGAATGGGAGGGCGCGTTTGAGGTCTTCCGCGATTCAATCAAGCGACCCGGCTCGACGGAGTGCTTCCAGGTGATCTCGTCGGATGCGAGCACGAAGCATGGCTTCCGGCCACACGGGATCATCTTTGACGAGTTCCACGCGCAGCCGAACCGGGATCTGTTCGACACGCTCTATCGCGGCATGGGGAAACGTCGGCAGCCGGTCCTCGTGATGATTACCACGGCGGGGGACGACGACGAGTCGATCTGCTTCGAGGAATGGGAGTACGCCAGACGTGTGCTTTCGGGAGGGTACGACGATCCGTCGTACCTGCCGATGATTTTCGAGGCGCGGCCCGAGGACGACTGGACGAGCCAGGACGTGATCAAGCGCGTGAATCCCGGCTACGGGATCACGATGAAGGCCGATTACTTCGAGGCCGAATGTCGCGCGGCCCAAGCCGAACCGCGGAAGCTGAACTCGTTCCTGCAGTTGCATCTCAATCGGTGGGTGAATCAGGCGACCGCATGGATTCCTGTCGATTGGTGGGATGCCTGCGACGAACCGTGTCCGACCGACGAGGTGCTCAGAGCGTTGCCGTGTGCGGCCGGGCTCGACCTCGCGCAGAAGTGGGATCTGGCGGCGTTCGTGGTGGCGTTTCGTCAGCGGATCGAGACGGCCGAGCGGGTCGAGATCATGGCCGAGGAGCCCTCTGGTGAAGTGGCGAAGCGCGTCATTGAGCTGAACTATCGGCTGATCCTCGTGCCGTTCTTCTGGATTCCCGAAGACACGATGCGCGAGCACGAACAGCGCGATGGGGTGCCCTACAGTCAGTGGGTGCGGGAGGGGCTGATCACGGCGACCGAGGGCGCGGTCATCGACTACACCCGAATCTATCAGGACATCGTCGGGACGATCCTCCCGCGCTTTCCAAGGCTGAAGCAGGGGGTTGTCGGGTACGACCCGGCGTTCGCGACCGACATCGCGACCAGCCTCCGCGACCGCGCCGGCCTCACCGTGGAGGAGGTGCTGCAGAACTACACACACCTCTCCGAGCCGTCGCAGGTCTTCGAGGCGCTCGTTAAGGGTCGGCGCGTGCTGCATGGCGGGCAGCGTGTGCTCCGGAATCACATCGAGCACGTTGCGGTGAAGCGTGACGACGCCGGGCGGATTCGACCGGTGCGCCCGAAGAAGGCCGGGAAGCATATTGACGGAGTCGTGGCCAGCCTCATGGGGCTCAAGGTGCTGGCGACAATTCCCGACACGGTGGCGCGGAGATACGGAGCGATGTGGCTATGAGCCCCTTGACCGCCTTGCAGACTGTGTGGCGCCGGTTGTCGCGGCGGTCGTTTACTCGGGGACCGTTGACGCTCCAGGAGATGGAACGGCTCTACAGCGATTCACAGCGATCTTCGGCAGGCATCCACGTCACGCCGGAGAATGCGTTCACGTTCTCGGCTGTGTATGACGCGGTGAACCAAATCTCCTCAGACGTGGCGAAGTTGCCGCTGAATCTGCACAAGCGGCGGGCAGACGGCGGCAGTGACCACTATCTCGACTCAAAGGTGTACTGGCTTCTCAAGCACGAACCGAATCCAGAGATGGGTTCGATGGTGTTTCGTCGGACGCTGCAGGCGCATGCGCTGACGTGGCACGGTGGATACGCGGAGATCGAGCGCGACGGGGCGGGGCGGCCTGTCGCGCTCTGGCCCATCACGCCGGATCGGATCGAGCCGTTCCGGCGTGAGATGCGGGACATCTCCGGTAAGGTGACACTCGGGGCGCTCCAGTATCGCGTGGACGGTCATCAGATTCTCGATGCCCGTGACGTGATCCACATCCATGGGCTCGGCTGGAACGGCCATCAGGGCTACGCGGTGATCAACCTCGCGCGACATGCTATCGGCATGGCGTTAGCGATGGAACAGTTTGGGTCGGCGTTCTTTCGGAACGGGTCCACGTTCGGCGGGATTCTCTCGGCGCCGAACCCGATGGATGCCGAGGAGCGCAAGGGGTTACAGGCCGGCATCGAGGGGATGCACCAGAGCGCCGAGCGGGCGTTCCGGTTCCTGCTCCTCGATGGCGGGCTGACGTATCAGCAGATCGGCGTCGATCCCGACAAAGCGCAGATGAACCAGTCCCGCGACAAGCAGGTCGAGGAAGTCGCGCGCTTTTTCAACATGCCACTGCACAAGCTTAAGAGCCTTGAGCGGGCCACGAACAACAACATCGAACAGCAGGATCTGGAGTATTACAAGGGCTGCCTGATGAACTGGGTCACGCTCTGGGAGGAGGAGTTAAGCCGCAAACTCATCAGCCCACTGGAGCGGCGCCAGCAGTTCATCAAGCACAACGCGAACGCCTTCCTGCGCGGGGACATCAAGAGCCGATACGATGCGCTCGGGATCGCCCGAGACAAGGGCGTTATCAGCGCGGATGAGTGGCGCGAACTCGAAGACATGAACCCGCAGGACGGCGGGCATGGCAAGCTCTACCTCGTGCAGTCGGCACAGGTACCGCTTGGGAGTCTTCAGGATCTCGTCGCCTCGCAGATCGAAAAGAACAAGCAGAAACCGGAACCACCACAGGCGCCGGCCCGTGAGGACAATGAGCGCATGGCGCGCGCGGAAGCTGCCGTCGCCGAGGCGCAGGACGCGCTCACGCGGGAGCGCCACGCCCGTGAAGCCGCCGAACAGGATGCCGGGACGACCCGTGAGGCGTTGGCCGTGCTCACCGAGCGCGAGCAGGCCGCGTCGGACACGCTGGCTGCGCTGGAGGTGGTCGCGGCTGACCTCCGCGCCGACGTGGCCCGACGCGCGGATGTGGAATCCGAGCTCCGAGAGGCCGTCGCGGCCGCGCAGACCGAGGCGGTGGCCGCGGAGGCGGCGCGTGTCGAATCCGACCGTCAGCGGACCGAGGCGGTCGCGTTGGCTGACTCCGCGACCGTCGAGCGCGAGCAGGCCGTGGAGGCGCTCCAGTCCGCCGACCAGCGCGCCATGGAGGCGCAAGTCGAGGCCGAGCGGCTCACCGCTGCAGCCGATGAGGCACGCACCGCAGCCGGAGCGGATCTGGCAGCGACGAGAGCCGCGTGCGCAGACGCAGAGGCGCAGGCTGCCACCGCACGAGAGGCGGCCGACGCACTGGCTGTCGCGCGTGACGCGGCCGCAGTCGAGGCCAGAGACGCCGCAGAGCGGGAACGGGTTGCGCTCGAGCAGGCGGCCACCTACCAGCAGGTCGCCCAGGACGCGGCCGAGCGGGTGGCCGCGTTGGCTGAATCGTTGGGGCGGACTGAGGCCGACCTGGACGCGGCGCGGGCTGAGGTGGTCACCGCACGCGAGCAGGCCAGTCAGGTCCAGGCTGAGCGTGACGCCGCCACCGCGCAAGCACAAGAGGCCGCCACGGCACTGGCGACTCGCACGGTCCAGGCACAAGCCGAGGTGGCTGCGGCGCATGCCGAGGAGTCGGATCGCGTGGCGGCGGTGGTCTCGGCCCATCGCGCGCTCGTGGTGGACATCATGCGCCGCATGATCGAACGGGAATGCGATCGGGCGCGACGCGCACAGACGACCCCCGAGAAGCTCGCGCAGTTCCTGGGGACGTTCTACGAGGGTCACGAGGATCTGTGTCGGACCGCCCTCCTTCCGGCCGTGCGGGTGCATCTGGCGTGGATTCGGTCGTCGGAGGACCCGGTGGCGGTGACGCGGCGGTTGGCTCGTCAGCACGTCGAGGAATCGACCCGGCAGATCCGGACGGTGCTTGATGGGGACGCCGACGAGATGTCGGTGTCGCTCAATAGCCTGCTGCGACGGTGGGAAACGGAACGGGTGTCCGTCATTGCGGACGCGCTCATGGAGCGGGAGATCGATCATGCACGCACGCGCTGACGGCTGGGAGTATCGGAAGGCCGCCGGAGACGCCAAGGTGGACGCCTTCGATGGGCGGCTCATCCGCGGCACGCCGATCGTGTTTCACCGGCTGTCGCTCGACCTGGGCGGGTTCCGCGAGCGGATTCTGCCGGAGGCCGTCAACCGCACGCTGCGCGAAGGGTATGACGTGCGGGCGCTGGTGGATCACGATTCGTCGAAGATCATCGGCCGGGTCAAGGCGGGGACGTTGTCGCTGCGAAAGGACAGCGACGGCCTCGCGGCCAAGATCGACCCGCCAGCCACGTCCTACGCGCGGGACATCGTGGAATCGATCAACCGAGGCGATGTGAGCGGGATGAGTTTCGGCTTCCGGGTGCTCGACGACCAGTGGCACATGGAGGACGGACTGCCAGTGCGGGAGGTGACCGACATGGAGATCCGCGAGATCTCGATCGTGTCGTTCCCGGCATACGAGGACACGGATGTCGGGGTGGCGCTCCGGTCACTCGATGCGTTCCGGCAGCAGGCCGCGTCCGTCTGGCGGCCGTCGATGGCGTTTCGGGAACGGTTGCTCAAGGCGAGGATGGGATGAGGCAGAAGGCCGTAAAGGAGACGCGCCGGCAGATCCGGAAGGCGATCGGGCCCGTGGCGGCCGAGCGGATCGAGTGGAGCGATCAGCGCGCGCGGTTCTGCGCGAGCATCCTGCGGCGCGGACTCTGGGGACGACTCAAGTGGCTGATTCTGGGGACGTAAAGCGGCGCGGCCGGCCGAAACAGTTCGATGGCGTGGTCTCCGTGCGTCTCCCGGAACGACTACACAACGCACTGGCGGTCGAAGCGATCCGGCGAGACGTGGAGATGGCGACCGTGATCCGTGAGCGGCTGGCGGGCAATTTCGTATCTCAAAAATCGCGGGCGACGGGAGGCTTGGCACAATAGACGCGAGCCCGTTTCTTTGCGTCAGGCGACCTGCGCGGGAGATGCGGCGACAACCCATGATGACGTGATGGCCCTGTCGGGGGCGCTCGCGCATTCGGTGGAACGGTTAGACGTTTCGCCTGTGTGTGATGCGCCCTCTTGGTGTTTTGGGCCTCCTCCCAGGCGGATTAGGGGCGGGGAGAGGCAACGAGACATGGACGCACAGGGACTTCAGGAGCTTCGGGACCAGATCAACAAGTTGGGCGTGGACATGACCGCGATCATGACCCGTGCCCGCGAGGAGCAGCGCGAGCTGACGTCCGACGAGGAGCAGAGCTTCGACCGGATGGACGCGGACCGCGAGCGCCTGCTTGCCTCCGAGGCCCGGATGGTCAAGGTGGCGACGATTGGCGAGCCGACCGGCCGCCGCGTGGAGCACGTGCAGCCCGCCGGCCATCGGCAGGCGGCCGCCGAGGGGCGCCAGAAGCTCTCCAACGAGGAGCGCGCCGACGCGATGCAGGCGTGGCTGTTGGCGGGGTCCGACGAGGAGCGCACGCAGGCGCGGCGGGACGCGGCCCAGAAGGCCGGCATCAGCCTCGACCAGAAGCAGTTCCGTATCCGACTGGCGCAGCGGGCGCCGAAGTCGCTGCGCGCCGAGGACATGAAGACGTGGGAAGAGCGCGACCTGACCGCGACCTTCATCAGCCCCGACTCCGGTGGCTACAACACGGTGCCCGATGAGGCGATGCGCGGCCTGGAGTCGGCCCTGCTGGCCTTCGGAGGGATGCGGTCGGTGGCGTCGGTGCTCCGCACGGGCACGGGCGCGAATCTCCCGATCCCCACCACGAACGACACGTCGAACGAGGGCGCGATCTTGGGCGAGGCGGCCGAGGTCACCACGCTGGATCCGGTGTTCTCGCAGCTCGTGCTGGAAGCCTACAAGTACACCTCCAAGATGATCCTTGTCTCGGTGGAGTTCCTGCAGGACTCGTCGCTGAACGTGGCGGATACCATCGGGCGTCTGCTCGGGGAGCGCATTGCGCGCATCACCAATCGCCACTTCACGGTGGGCGACGGCAACGGCAAGCCGAAGGGCGTCGTGGAAGCGGCGACGTCGTCTGGTGTGACCACGGCCTCCTCGACGGCGATCACCTACGACGAGCTGGTGGACCTGATCCACTCGGTGGACCCGGCGTACCGGAACAACGGCGCGTCGTTCATGTTCCACGACAACACGCTGAAGGCACTGAAGAAGATCAAGGTGCCGCAGTTCTCCGGCGATACGCAGGGTCAGCCCCTGTGGCGGCCGGGGATGGCGGTCGGCGTGCCCGACACCATCGACAGCTACGCGTACACGATCAACCAGCACATGCCGGTCCCGACCTCGGCGAAGAAGGCGGTCTTGTTCGGCCAGTTGTCGAAGTACCAGATCCGAGACGTGCGGGACGTGACCCTGCTGCGGCTCGACGAGCGATACGCCGAGTTCCACCAGGTTGCGTTCCTGGCGTTCTCGCGGCACGACGGCGATCTGCTCGACGCGGGGACGAACCCGGTCAAGTACCTCACGATGAAGTCGTAGTCGATCGTGCGGTTGTGCTTCCAAACGTCGGTGGGCGGGTCCTCCTGTAGCTACATGGAGGGGCAGACCATCGACGTGCCGACCCCGCTGCCGGAACCGTTCGCATCGTGGCTGGATCGCGGCGTCGTGACGCCAGTCAGGATCGACTTCGAGGTTGCCCTCGCGCCGGCAGCGGTGGAAACAGCGGTGGCGCGGCGTTCCGGGCGTATGTCCCGGCGCCGCGCCCGGC